AAATGTGGCGGCAAGATTCTGAAATTGATCGCACAGAACCAGGCAAAGCCTTACTAAACATTCCCAAACTTCACAGTAAATATTTGAATATTCTTTCAAAGCACCGATTGCTTGCCAAAGAATCAGAATTCAAATATAATAAAATGAAGAAACTTAAATGGGAATATTATACTGGCAAAATGGATGATGAAACTCTGAAGAAATATGGATGGGAACCATTTTCTCTTTTACTCAAGTCTGATATATCTTTGTATCTGGAGAGTGATGAAGATATGAATAAGTTTTTAGTATCCAAAGCCATGCACGATGAGATTGTTGATGTTTGCACCAGTATTTTAAAAGAGCTAAATAGTAGGACATTCCAATTAAGGGATTTTATAGCATGGGAAAGATTTATTCAGGGTGCATGATTTAAAATTATATAAGAAGGATGAAGTTTATATCCGTTTTGAATGTGAAAGAAACTTAGCTCAAGAGCTGAGCGACTACTTTACTTTTTTTGTTCCAGGATATCAATTTATTCCTGCATACAAAAGCCGCCTGTGGGATGGAAAAATAAGACTTGCTGATCTGAGAACTTATGCCATCTACGGCGGTCTTTTACCATACATTCAAAAGTTTTGTGATGAGAGAAAATACAATCTCTATATTGATCCACAATTAAACTCTGCTAATATATTCTCTTTAGTAGAAGCAAAAGAATTTGTTCAGAGTTTAGATATACCACTTGAAGTTCGTGATTACCAAATCAAATCTTTTGTACAGGCGGCTAGAAACAAAAGAATGTTGTTATTGTCTCCTACTGCTTCTGGTAAATCTCTTATATTATATACTATCATAAGATATTTACAAGAATCAGATTTTAAAAAAGGTTTATTAATCGTTCCAACAACTTCTCTTGTGGAACAAATGTATAAGGATTTTAAAGATTATGGGTACGATTCTGATACTTTTTGTCATCGTCAGTATGCTGGTAAGGACAAGACCACGAAAAGATTTTTAACCATTACTACATGGCAATCAATTTACAAAAATGATCCTGAATACTTTCACCAATTTGATTTTGTATTAGGTGACGAAGCACATCAGTTTAAAGCCAAATCACTGACAACAATCCTTTCAAACTGTATTAACGCTAGTTATAGAATTGGTACAACAGGAACTTTAGATGGCACACAAACTCATCGATTAGTATTGGAGGGTTTGTTTGGTCCAGTTTACAAGGCAACAAGTACCTCAGAGCTTATTGAAAAGGGTCAGTTAGCAAGTTTTAAAATAAAGTGCCTTTTACTCAAATATCCTGATGAAATATGCAAACAAGCAAAAACTTGGGACTACAACCAAGAAATGGAGTACATAGTAAAGAATACAGCTAGAAATGAATTTATAAAAAATTTAGCTATATCACTTGAAGGTAATACTCTAGTTTTATTCCAATTTGTAGAAAAACACGGCAAAATGTTACACGACATGATATCTTCTAAGTGTGACAATAGAAAAGTATTTTTTGTTTACGGAGGAACAGACGTTGAAATACGTGAATCGATTAGAGCAATTACTGAAAAAGAAACCAATGCTATTATCGTGGCTTCTTATGGTACTTTTTCTACTGGTGTCAATATTCGCAACCTACATAATATTATCTTCGCCAGTCCTTCAAAGTCCAGGGTTAGGAATTTACAATCGATAGGTCGTGGTTTAAGACTAGGTGATAATAAAGAAGAAGCTGTTTTGTTTGACATTGCCGATGACTTTAGAATAAACAAATTTGTAAACTATACATTAAATCATTTCGTTGAGAGAGTAAAAATATACGATGAGGAAAAATTCAACTACAAATTCTACAACATCGAGCTCAAAAATGCCTGACTTTGAAAATATAAAAATTGTTCGACTGCAAAGTGGTGAAGATATCATAGCTGATTGCCAACAAGATGAAGAAAATTCTACAATGGTGTTGAACAATCCTATGCACATCATCTTTAAAAGAATACCAAGTGGAAGAACTGTTATGTTTATGATGCCTTGGCTCCCAATTGAACTGATTAAAGAAAACATGGCAATTATTTACGATAACGATATATTGACTATGTTTGATCCTAAAGAAGATTTGATTGAATATTATAATCAAATTATTACTGATGATACTTTAACTGAAGTTAAAAATGCTCCATTAAAAGGAGCTTTGTTTGATAATCTTGAAGATGCTGAAGAAGATGACATAGATGAAGAAGAACTTATGAATTTAATGAGAGAAAAAAGGAATAGTAGGGTACACTGATGAACTATGATAACGTGATTGTTAAAAAACCTTGGGGTAAAGAATATCTTTGTTACAGAAACGATGAAGTTGCTATATGGTATCTTCATATCGAAAAAGATAAAGAGACTTCTATGCATTGCCACCCAAATAAAAATACTGGATTTGTTGTACTTGAAGGTAAAGCGCAACTATCTTTCTTACGAAACTCTGTTGATCTAGAAGGTTTGGATAAAATCCACATTTTCAGGTCCCGATTTCATTCAACTAAAGCCATTACAGATTCTTTTATCTTTGAGATAGAAACTCCCGAAGATAAACATGATCTTGTTCGCCTAGATGATGCATATGGCCGAGCAGGCACAGACTACGAAGGAAAAAATTACCATTCTCCAAAAGATGATTCGTGTTTCTGGATAAAAGAGGCTGAAGAAAATCCAGAGGTTTCATATGTGAATGGTTGCTCGGTAAAACATTTGAAAACATCCAACAAAGAACTGTTGCTAAATAAAAATGAATCAGAATTATTTGTCATAACAAGTGGTGGTGTAGTTACCGATAAAGATCAAAAAATTGTTTGGCCAGGAGATGTTATAGATGGCAAAACATTAAACAGACTACTTAATTCTTTTGACATACAGAAAGATACCACATTAATACACGTTACTAAGTGAGTTGAAAATGATTGATATATTATTTGTACATCCTAACGCTTCAGAAAAAATTTATCAAGGCCTCGCTAAGAATAACTCCGCTATAGAACCTCCAATATGGGCAGCAATGTTGGCCAATAGTGTGAGAGCTAAAGGGTTTAGACCAGAAATTCTTGATGCTGAAGTTGAAGGGTTAGATTACCTATCAACTGCAAAAAGAATTACCGAGTACAAAGCAAAAGTTATTTGTTTTGTTGTTTATGGTCAACAACCCTCTGCATCTTCACAAAACATGGAAGGTGCTACTGCAACCGCCAGAGAACTAAAGAAACTTCAACCAGATTCTTATGTTCTTTTTGTGGGTGGCCATGTTGCTGCATTACCAATTGAGACTATGAAGAAAGAAACCTTCATTGATGCTGTTTGTCAAAATGAAGGCGTTTATACAATACATTCTCTATTGTCTCTACCAAACCATGAAGAACAATATTTAAAAAAAGTAAAAGGTTTAGTTTTCAGAGACAATGATGGTAATGTCATCATGAATGAATCTTCACCAATTGTCCCTAAAGATATGCTTGAACAAGATTTGCCTGGCATGGCTTGGGATTTATTAAGGCCTTTGAGTGAATATAGAACGGCAGGTTGGCACTCATGGTCTAATAACACAGAAAAACAACCTTTTGCTGCCCTCTACACAAGTCTTGGTTGTCCTTACAAGTGTTCGTTTTGTATGATTAATATCATCAACAGAACCAAACAAGGACCTGATGTAGCAAGCGCTGACAGTAATGTATTTCGTTGGTGGTCGCCTGAGTTTATTATCAAACAATTTGATGAGATAGCAAGACAAGGTGTTCGAAATATTAAGATAGCTGATGAACTTTTTGTTTTAAATCCTAGGCACTTTGAAGCCATTTGTGATTTAATCATCGAACGTGGATATGACTTCAATATCTGGGCATATTCTAGAGTTGATACCTGTAAGCCTAAGTATCTTGATAAGCTTGCCAAAGCTGGTGTAAAATGGTTAGGATTAGGAATTGAAAACCCAAATAATGAACTTCGAAAAGAAATTCACAAAGAAGGGTTTCAAGAAGTAAAGGTATTAGATTTGATTAATATGATTCGTGATGCCGGCATTAATGTTGGAGGAAATTATATCTTTGGATTGCCATATGATACACATGAATCTATGCAAGCCACTTTAGAATTTGCTCTAGAAAATCCTACAGAGATGGCTAATTTCTATTCGGCTATGGCTTACCCAGGAAGTCCTTTGCATAATCAAGCTCGTGTTCTTGGCTTAGATTTGCCTACAACTTATTCTGGTTATAGCCAACACTCTTACGATACTTTGAATCTTTCTAATGCTCATTTAACTTCTGCTGAAATTTTGGCATTTAGAGACAAAGCATGGGACACATATCATTCGAGTGATAAGTATCTTAGCTTGATGAAAAATAAATTTGGCCAAAAAGCTG